GAAATTAAGTGGGAAAAATCAAAAATGAACGTGAAAGAACAGTTTTTATTTTTCTATAAATTATGGAAAAACAGAAATCAAAAAAGTTACTTTGAAGACAAAAAACCTTTTCCAAAAGAATACCCAGTAAAAAAGTCTTTTATAAATACTGGAGATTTTATAAAAAGAATAATGATTTTGTGTTTTAGATTTATGGTTTTCCAATATTGGACAATAGCAATCAAAGAAAAAAAAGAAATTGCACGCGGAATGACTTATAGATTTTTTAAACCAAAAGAATAAAAATAGAGTTGATAACTTTTCTATGCCACTCCAAAAGGGTAAAACAAAGAAAGTCATAGCATCGAACATTCGTCGAGAGATCAGTGCTGGGAAGCCAGTGAAGCAGGCCGTTGCCATTGCGTATTCTAAAGCGGGGAAGTCGAAGAAGAAGTGATGGCTGGTATGGAAAGCAACGGGGGAATTACATTTTTGGGACAGGTACAACTGGTGGCGACAAAGACGTGCAAGGACTTGTCAAAAGTGTGTCGTGTAACGATTGAGACAACAGAACAGATTGCTGGTTTTTTGGAAAAGATTGACGCAGAGACAAACGTGATCGTTGCGATTAGACCAGAATAAATACGTTTTAATACTAAAATGGGTGCTCCTAAAGGTAACAAATACGCGGAAGGCAAAGCGACTGGTCGAAAGTCTGCTTTTGAAGAACGGCAAGATGCACAAGACGCCGCTCGTATTTGGTTTGATGAAGCAGAAAAAGTGAAATTACAGGAGAAGTATAAAAGCGGAAAGATGAGCGGACGGGAGATTTTTCATTTAATGGTTTTGGAGAAAAACGAAAAGATGGTGAAGACGTTGGCCGATAAGATGCTGCCTGATAAAATTGATAGTGTTGGTTTATCAAATGGTTTTTCAGTGATTGGGCAGGCATTAGAAAAAACTGATCTTTTGCGTCAAGAGTTTGAGAAAAAACTAAAAGAGGAGATTGTGAAAGAAGAAGAATGAACCTTTCGGACATTTCAATCCATGCGTGGATACAAGAGCATAAGATCAAGACGGAACGTGGTGAGCCACTTGCATTCCGTGATCACATGTTCTTATTTGACATCTATAGCGACATGAGTCCGTTGCAGGTGTTGATGAAGCCGGCACAAATTGGAGCATCTACCATGCAGAACGTAAAGCCGTTTTGGATGATGGATAAAATCGGGGTTGATATTATCTATACGCTCCCGACGGACAGCGATGTGGTAGATTTTGTTGGGTCAAAAACGAACCGTATCATTGCACAAAACCCTGTTTTTCAGCATCTAACGCGCGACAGAGATACGATTGAGCAGAAACAGGTAGGGAATCATATTATCTACTACAGAGGTACATGGACAAAAAAGGCGGCAATGATGATGCCCGCAGACGTACTCATTCACGACGAAGTTGATGCATCAAAACAAGAGATTATCGGCGATTACGAAACCCGTGTAAAGCACTCAAAATACAAATGGCGTTGGTATTTTTCTCATCCGTCGACAGAAGGCGTTGGCGTACACAAGTATTGGCTAGAAAGCGATCAAAAGCATTGGTTTATAAAATGTACGGCTTGTAACGAGCAACAATTTTTGTCGTGGCCGGATTCCATAGATCAAGAATTGAAAGAGTACGTTTGTAAAAAGTGCCATAAAGTGATTACCAACCAAGAAAGACGAACCGGTCAGTGGGTTAAAATGGTTGAGAATGCAGAGTTTTCCGGTTATTGGGTCTCTTCTTTGATGTGTCCATGGGTGCCAGCGAGAGAAATTATTGATAATTTTTACAAGAAAGATCCCGAGTATTTTTCTACAAAAGTCCTCGGCCTTCCGTATGTTGGCGGCGGAAATAAGGTTTTGAAACAGGACATCATGCAGAACCTAACGAGTGATTTCAATGACCAGAGTGGTCATGTTGTGATCGGCGTGGATACTGGTATAGATATTCGATACGTTATAGGGAATAATCAAGGGTTGTTCTATTACGGCGAAACATCCGACTATAAAGAATTAGAGCGTTTGCTTTATCGCTTTCCAAAAGCGATCATGGTTATTGACCAAGGAGGAGACATTATTGGTCCACGAACACTTCGAGAGAAGTTCCGTGGGCGTATATTCCTTTGTCATTATTCCCAAGACAGAAAGACGATGCAGATGATTCGTTGGGGGGATGGTGATGAGGATGGAAATGTGATTGTTGATCGAAATAGAGCGATACAGTTAGTTGTTGATGAGTTCAAAGGGAAGAGAATACCTATTTTTGGAACAGAGAATGAGTGGAATGACTATTGGCTCCATTGGTCGCACATCTACAGGGTTGCAGAAGAAGATGCGCTTGGTGTGAAAAAAACCAAGTGGATGAGAAGCGATCGAGATGATTGGTGTCATGCCACTTTATATTGGCGAGTTGGAATGGAGAAGGGTGGAGGAGATGGTGGAATTATTAAAAAAGCCTCTATTTTAGGAAAAAGAGAGTCCGTGATCGATGGAGATGGGCACATTACTGGTTCTTTAATTCAATCAAGAAAAACGTATGATTGGAGGAAGATTTAAAATAATGCTTCCGTCAGAGATTGTCTTTTCAGAGCAGGATATAGATAAGATTCGTATTCTCTTTCATGCTGGATTTTTCAATTTGGCAAACGGGAGTTTTAGAGCTCACTTTGATTCCAACGGTAAAATACGAAAGACAGAGATAGAACAAATCACTTTTCTTGACAAGGTTTAAGGTCTGTGCGTATACTATAAGTAATTCAAACCCCTTACCAAACAACGGCGGGGAATCTCAAAAGGATTCTTCGTTTTTGTTTGTATGGCCTTTCGCGACTATATTTCAAGTGTTCTCTCTCTCGGCGCAAACGTGAACAAAGCAGGGACTGGGAGAGAGGATGAAGAAAAGCAGGGAATTATTGATACGCGAGAAGATAATCTCGACAAAGTTCTTGGTGATGATCAAGAACTTATTTTGTTGGCAAATAAGTGGGAACAGAAATATAAAGGATACGATGAAGAAATTAGGAAGCGGCAGGAAGATTGCGAAAACTATTGGCTAGGTAAGCAGTTCCCGCAAGCAAACATTCAAGAAGGGAGTCGTCCCATTGCAGACAATCTTATTTTTGAAGCAACAGAGACGTTTTTGCCCGAAGCAACAAAACAAAACCCTGAGCCGACGGTTACTTGTGATAATACGGAAGAAGGTAATCAATATGCATCTCTTTGGAAAGACATGCTTATTGCAAACGCAGATACACAACATCTGCGTTTAGTTGTAAAAAAGATTGCTCGATATTGGAGTCTTTATTTTCTTGGTGTTGCAAAAATCTCTTGGGATGAAAAACAGGATAATTTTGCTACAAACGCAATTAATCCACAGAAATTGATTCTTGATCCTGATGCAGAGATTCTTGAGGGTGGAAAATATGTTGGTGGTTATGTTGGCGAACGACGAGAGACAACGGCCGAAAAACTAGTTGAAATGTTCCCAAAAGCAAAACAAAAGATCACGCAAATGGTGGAAGGTAAAATGGGAACCCGTCTTCGTTTTGTCGAGTGGTGGACGCAAGAAAAGGTGTTTTTTACCATGAAAGATATTGTTTTGGATAAATACGAAAACCCGCACTGGAACTATTCAAAAAAAACAAAAAAAGTTGATGAGTTTGGTCAAGAACAAGAGGTAGAAGAACAGGGAGACAATCATTTTGTTGAACCCGAAATGCCGTACGTGTTTCTCACTGTTTTCAATCTTGGGAAACATCCGCACGATGATACAAGTTTAATTTATCAAAATCTTGCGAACCAAGATTTGGTGAACAAAAAACTAGCTCAAATTGATAGAAATACGGATAACATGAACAACGGAATTGTGTTATCCGGTAAGTCTTTTACACGCGAACAAGCTACGGAAGCGGTAACTGCGCTTGCTCGCGGTGATGCTCTTTGGGTTCCTGATGGAGCTATTGGAGAATCGTATCGCCGTGACGTTGCTCCTGCATTATCTCCAACCGTATATACAGAATTGCAAGATCTACGACAAGAACTTCGAAATATCTTTGGCGTTCGCGGTTCTTCTGCACAAGGTGTTTCGAGTGAACAGACTGTTCGTGGGAAAATCATTATTGGACAAAAAGATAGTTCTCGTATTGGTGGTGGCATATCTGATTCTATAGAACAGGTATGCGATTCCATTTTTAATTGGTGGGTGCAGATGATGAAAGTATATTATTCTGAAGATAATTTTATTGGCATTTTAGGAGAAGAAAAAGCGTTTCAATTTTATAAATTGAAACAAAATATAAAACGAAAACTGATTGTGAGTGTTAAAGAGGGTTCTCTTATTCCTCGTGACGAATTATCAAAACGAAATGAAGCTATAGATTTGTGGGGTGCTGGTGCTCTTGATCCGGAGACGTTATTTGAACGTCTTGGTTTTGCTGATCCAAAGCAAGCAGCAGAAACACTTTATCTTTGGAAATTTGCTCCCCAGTCTTTGTTTCCAAAAGTATTAGAAAAAACACAACAGGGACTTGGCGAAGTTCCAAAATCTGATTCTTCTCAGACTGTCGGGCAAGCTCCTGTTGTGTCACAACAAGAAGAAAATCCTCTCAATACCATACCAATTCAATAAAAATAAAATAACTTATGAACAACATTTCTTACTCATGGCCGATAGGAGACCAAAAAGAACAACAACGACAAGAAGAAGCATTTAGATCCGCACTCGTCAAAGCAGCAAAAAAATCAGAAAGCAAAGTATTAAAAGACCTTGCGAAAGAAGAAGAAGGAAAAAACGATAAAGAAAAACAGATGAAATGTCGTCTTGCGTGTAAGGTGTTCGATGAGTCAATGGAGATGTATCGAGAAGGAGAGATGACGTATAAAGAAGCCATTGATGATCTTTACAACGCCTTAAAAGCAATCGCTTAAACAAAGAAAAACTTTTCTCGGTTTTATATAAAACCTGCGTAAACAATATGGAAAACGAACAGGAAAACTTTTTGGCGAGCATCGAGGTTGAAGGAGAAGACCCGTTTAGGGTCAATCAAGAACAGCCTGAAGCAGATGCAAAGGGTGAGGAAACCCCCGCGGAGTCGCCAACCGAAAAGAAACCGGAAGGGGAAAAGCCATCGCAGGAGGGCGGACATACTCCTGGAGAAGAAAAAATCCCATTCCACAAACATCCTCGCTGGATTGCGATGCAAAGGGAGAGAGAGGATTTGCGAAAAAAAGTTGAAGAATTAGAAGAAAAGTCGAAAGAAATGCAAATGGTGTCGCAAAAAGATGAGGAAGTAAGTTTGCCAAATTGGTGGGTTATCGCAAACGGAGATACCGACCTTTCAAAGCAGGCTTTTCAAGACTTTTTACAATCACAAAAGTCTGAGCGAGAAAAAATTAAGCAAGAGATCGTTGCGGAACAACGAGCACAAGAACAAAAGAATGCTGAAGAAACGAAAAGATGGGAAAACTTGATTGAAAGCGAACTTTCAAAACTTCAAGACGATGGACTACAGTTCGATAGGAACGAACTATTGAGCATTGTTGCAGAGTTTTCTCCAAAAGATTCTGATGGAAAAATTGTTGGCCCATACATCTCTTTTCGTAAAGCATACGATATTCTTGAGTTAAAAAACGCAACGATAAAGAAAGAAAAAGAAGAAATCGTACAGAAGAAAAAGAATACCGCATCACTCACAACGCCGGATAATTCTGGTAGAGAAAACGACGCATCCTCTCTAACGTGGTCACAACTACGAAAGAAGGGATGGGGTAGTTTCTAATAATATATATGGCTTATACTAATCGTGTTGATACCGTAACGAATAATGAATTGGTGCCCCAAGTTGTTGATACTGTTCTGAACGCGAACGTTCTTACTTCGAATGTTTTGTCTAATCCTGACGTGTTTCGTTCCTCGACAAAACTCATTCCTGTGAAGTATCAAAAAGGAGTTGCTGGAACCTCTTTTAGTGGTTTCGATACTCTTTCGACGACCGCATCGGATACTCGCGTGAACATGACTTTTACACCAAAGTTTTATTCCTGCAACGTCGCGCTTCCAGGTGATGAAATCTTGTTGAACAATACTGAACAACAGACGATTGATCTCGTTGCTCTTGAAATGCAATCGCGTGCTCAAGATATGGCCGATGAAATCGGTACTCTTTTGTATGCGGATGGCACTGGAAATTCCAGCAAAGATTTTCTTGGCATGGAAGCACTTGTAGATGATGGAACAAACACATCCACCATTGGTGGACTTTCTCGGTCAACCTACACGACGTTGAGCAGCACGGTGACTGCATCGTCTGGTACCATCTCTCTTGCGAAAATCCGCACCTTGTACAACGCAATTTCTGACGCAAACGTGGCGGCAAGCATGGTGTACACCACAAAAGCGATCTATGGTTTTGTTGAATCGCTTTTGCAACCACAGGAGCGTATCTACAAGAACATGGATGGTAAGGGTGTTTTGAAGGGGGTGACTGGTTACAAGTCCATTGAATGGATGGGGATTCCTGTTGTCGCTGATGCAAAATGCACTTCTGGCGTGTTCTACATGGTCAATGAAGATTTCTTGAAGTTTTATGCAGTGAAAGCAAACGGTGCTCCGCTTGGTCTTTCTCCGGTAAAACTTCCTTCATCCGATATTGTTGGGTCTGTCTATTCTGGAGCACCAAATCTTGGGTTCTTCTGGACTGGATGGGTGAAGCCAACCAACGCATTCTCTGTTGTCGGGCACATTGTTCTCGGTGGTCAATTTATTACTGAAAATCCAAAACGTCACGGTAAATTGACTGGTATCACTGGTATCTAATTCTCGTCATTAACCTTACGTTATGGCACTCAAACTTGAGAATTACGAACCAGCCGTACAGGCACAATCCACAATTACAACGGATAAAAACTTGTCTGTTGCTGGAACATTGGCGGTGACTGGTGCAATTACAAGCACGGCGGCGCAGACGTTGACTGGTGGTATTGCCCAAGCAACTGCACCGCATGGTTTCGCAAACATTCCTCCCGCGACCGCAACAACGGGAACAGATACTACGCCAGCAAACGGGACTCAGTTTGTCACGAGTATTTTTATCCCAGCGAACAAAACGCTTACTGGCGCGGCATATCTCATTGGCTCTGTCGGTGGAACCGATAAGGTGTATGCGGCACTTTACAGTGCGTCTGGGGCACTTCTTGCAAACTCATCTGTATCTAGTGGTGGCGCAACAGTAGGAACAGCAGCAAACCTGCAAACGCTTGACTTTTCTTCTACCTATGCAGCAGTAGGCCCCGCGATGTACTACGTTGGCATTTCCATGAACGGAAATACCGCTCGTTTGCGTTCTGTCCCCGCACACTGCTCTGGTGGCATTTTTGCTGGATCTGTATCACAAACACATGGAACGGTTGCGGCAATTACCGCACCGACAACATTTACCGCAGACAAAGCACCGTACGTTTTCGTCTATTAAATAGCTAAAGAATAGAAATATGTCCGTTCTTACATCTGACCTGTTGATCAATCCACAAGATCTTTACACGAGCTCTTCGACGCAGCAGGCGGTTCTTGGTGCCCGAGCAGTGACGTCCGACGGTCGATCGTTCCGTTATGTAAAAATGGGTGCAGTAGCTGGTGTTGTAGGAAAATTGTATCAAGCACCGGCAGAAACGACCACCCATCAAGATTTGGCTGTTTCTGCTACTGCAGCAAACGCAACGAGCATTACCACCACATCTACAGTTACTGTGACAGCAAACCAGTATGTTGGGGGTTTTGTTCACGTGACCGTGACTCCTGGTGTTGGGTATTCGTATCGCATCAAGTCGCATCCGGCAGCAACGGCAGCCGCAGTGACTTTGACTCTTGAAGATAAGGTGCAGGTTGCTTTGACGACGTCTTCTCGCATTGATCTTCAGGCAGCACCTTTTAATGGTGTCATTGTTAACCCAACAACCGCATCATCTGGCCCAGTCGGTGCCTGTATTTTTCCGATTGCTATTGGTGAGTTTGGTTGGTTGCAAGTTCGTGGTGTGTGCAATCTTTTGAACGACGGTGGCTCCACTGTTGGAACAAATGTGTCTGCTTCTAACGGTGTTGCTGGTGCTGTTGAAGCGGCTGTGACCGCGCAAGCAGAATGTGGTTACGCCATGTCCGGCATTGCGAACACCGAATACGGGCCGATCTATCTTACGATTGGCTAGTAGTTCGTTCTTTCTGCTCGGGATGTTCCCGAGCAGGATAGAGTGAATTAAACACATACATCGTATGGAAAATGTACGTTTGTTTCGGAACTGGACGAATGAAGATTTTTCGTGGTCGTGGAACGGGGAACGCTATGATTTTCCCGCAAAAAGCGCGCGGTATCTTCCGGAATATTTGGCAGATCATTTTGCAAAACATTTGACGGATCGAGAAATGAATAAGGCTGGTCAACCAACGGATATGCCTATCCGTGCTGAGTTTTTGTCAAAATGTATGAACGAGGAAGAAGCCTTTCAAGTTCAAAACAGTGAGATCATTGAAGCGGAAATCAAGAATAAAGAAGAAGATATCGCGCCAATTATCGTTTCCTCTCATGAGCCAGTCGTGGAGCAAACCAAGCCGCGTCGTGGACGACCACCAAAGATTGTCTAAATAATGTGAAGTTATTTTCTCCAACGGAAATAAAGAAAAAAAAGGATGAAATACGCTTTCATGAAGCGACCGTTGGATTGAACTTGGCAAAAAAAGTAGATGAACTGCGGAGGAAGTCTTCTCTTGAAGAACTGAAGGTAAAAGAATCTTCTCTAAAATTAGAGCAAGACTTCCTCGCGCGATTTCATGTGCTCGAAACACAAGAAAAAGGATTAAAAAATGAAGTGGAAGAATTAAAAAAACAAAGAAAAAAACTGCTTGAGCCGATAGAAGATATTGAAAGAAAGACAGAACAAAAGAAAGAACAAGCAGAAAAAATGCTTCTTCTCGCTAACGAACAACGTGAGGAGATAGAAAAAAAGCGAGAAGAAGTGGTAAGAAAAACCATACTTCTCATGGAAAAAAAAGATGAGTTGCACGATTATGAAGAAAAATTAAAACAAAACTTCATTGATCTAGAGCAACGCAAAGAACTTGCAGAAATCTCCATAAAGCGTGCTGATGAAGTGTGGCAGGAAATGACAAAGCAAGTACATTATATCAATAAAGGATTAGACGAAAGATTGAAAAAGACAACTGAACGAGAACAAACACTTTTACTGCAACGTAAGTTTTTGGAAGAAAAAGAAATGGAGATTGAAAAAGAAAAGCAACACATTGAGTCACAACAAAAAACATTAAAGACTGCTTTTGAAGAATTGAGGAATAAATCCAAATAATATGCCATCTCCGCAACGTCACTTTCAAAATAACAATGTAACCTTCGATCCGCAAATTGTTGGATTCGATACATCTTTTTGGAAGACTCTTTCTGGTAGTGATCCGTCTATTTCTTCCAACAAAGTGCGTATCAACAATCGCGAAATTGTCTCATATTCTTTCTACGCACAACAGGGAAGCTATGAGTACACACTAAATGTTCCAACGGTGCCAACGGCCTCTGATGTACGTTCTTGGGGCCTAAAGTGCCCTTCTCTTGATAATCGTGGACGCATTGAGTTTGACGTGACAGACACCGTTTTTTCCGCAAAAGTATTCGATGATACTGGCAACGCTCTCTTAAACAGTCCTATTGCTTGGTCTTCTGCGTGGACTGCAACAGATACTCGATTTCGTATTGACGTTACGGAGTTCGGTATTGACTTCTTTGTAAATGAAATAAAGTTGTCAAGCCTAGAATCAAGCAATCTTCCTACTCTTCCTGTTTCACTTCACATTAAAAATGGGTTAGCGGATAACCTAGACTTTACTGTTTTGGCAATTCGACGTTCTACTTCTTTGTCCTAATATCTATGGGCAGTACATTTGCCGGACGACCAATTTTTAAGCCACTAGGAACGCTTGCGGCATTGACTGTTACTGGTCTTGCTTCACTTCTTGGTGGTTTTTATTCCTCAGGTAATTCAACAATAGGTGGAACACTTATTCTGCGATCATTGTACGCAACGAGCACGAGCGCAAGCAGTCCTAGCATTTATGCGTCTGGCACATCTATTTTCAATGATGTAACCATTTCCGGAACGTGTACTGGTTGTGGTGGTGGTTCCTTATCTGGTGGGATTGCGGACTCTGTTACGTTTTGGAACAGTTCGAGTGCGGTGGGTGCTTCTTCCTCTCTTACCTACAGCAGTTCTACTGGTCTTTTCTCAAACTTAGGAACCGTCTCTTCCACAGCGATCAATACTGGAAATATCACCGCGAAGACAAACAACCTTTTTGATCTTGGAGCCTTTGGTAGTGCTTGGAAAGACGTGTACTCATCTGGCACTATCCTTGCTACAGCAATTCAAAACGTAGGAACACTAACACAGAGTGGCTCAGCAAACTTCACTGGGGCCGTCACCATTACAAACCTTACAACATTTAATGGCAACGCAACGCCAGGAACAAACAACTCGCGGGATATCGGGAGCGTCACTACCGCGTGGAAAGATGTTTACGCGTCGGGAACAATCCGAACAAATGGCGGTATCCAGTCCAATGGTGTTATCCAACCATACGCAAACAACACTACAGATCTCGGCGCCTTCGGTACCGCCTGGCGTGATTTCTACTCTTCGGGTACAGCTCGTTTGGCAACACTGAGTATTAGCGGCACCTCAAGTTTTACCGGTCAAGCGACGTACCAAAATCAAACAAACTTTGGTGGGAATATTCTTCCAACAACAAACAACATCCGTGATATTGGATCTTTCGGCTCCGCGTGGCGTGATGTTTATTCGAGTGGTACAGCAAACCTTGGAACTCTTTCAGCAGATGGCAACATCACCCTCGGAGACTCTTCGACGGACAATATCACCTTAAACGCGCGCTTCGCCTCCACTCTCAACCCAAACGCGAACAATACTATTGATGTTGGTACATACGGGACAGCATTTAAAGACATCTACGCTTCAGGGACAGTGCGTTTTGGTACCGCTACAGCAGGATTGACTATTGTTGGAAATGCGTTGTCTACCACAAGCGGTGCGGCGGGCGGTTCCATTACATTTAATCCTGGTAGCGGTGGCAACGTCCGTCCTGCCGCTGCGGGTACAAACTCATTCGATTTAGGCACAAATGGTGCTGCTTGGCGTAACATTAATGCTTCAACATCCGTGCGTGTTGCTGTTGGTGCAGCTTCAACGACGGTGGCCTCAACTGGTTTCTTCACAACTGGTGGCTTTTTCTCTAGTGCAAACAACACGTCTGATATTGGTGCAATGGGTAATGCAATGAAGGATGTGTATGCATCTGGTTCAAATATCTTTGTAACAGGGCTTGGTGCGACAGGAGCGGGCGATGTCAATGTTTGCTGGACAACAGCTGGAAAACTTACACAAGGAGCGACATGTGGCGTTTCCTCTGGTTATTACAAAGAGCACATTCGATTGATGAAAGCAGAAGAAGTCTTGAAAAAGGCGGCGATGCTTCGTGCCGTGACGTACGACTATAAGACAGGTATGGGCGCAGATGACGAGAAAAAGGAGATTGGATACATCGCAGAAGAAGTCGCGAACATCGACCAAACGCTTGTTGTTTGGGCAGAACCGACACCAGAGCATCTTGAGTGGACAGAGAAGAATTGGCCGTCACTTGTAAAGATCAAGGATGGCAAAAAGTACGTCCCGAACGGCGTGCTTTACGAACGAATTGCGGTTTTGCAGGGGGCAGCGTTTCAAGCATACATGGAAAAAACTGACAAAAAGATTGATGCGTTGACCACTAGCGTTGATGCACAAGAAAAGCTCCTCACCAAATTGTATAAAATCATTGAAAAAATAATTGCAAAATTGCGAATGTAAAACTATGTCTCTCATCTTCGATCCAATCGAAAAGCAACCAGAAAATAACGTGGTGGTCCTGCGAGCAAAAAACGATAACGGAAAGGACTACCAAAAGACAATATCAACAAAGGACAGCAGTGGAATGAAACGTTCAGAGGAAGATCTTGATGCAGATGTCCGTGCAGCGTACATCGAGCTCAACGCAAAGTACCTTTCTGATCTCGCAGAACAGCAGGTGATAGATGCTGAAATAGCAGCTTTCGATACAGATTTCGCAACTGTTCTTACTGCATACGGTGTATCAAAAATGGTAGATGAAAACGGAAACATTATTAACGCCTCCTAATCAAAACATATGCAAATTGCTCGTTCGTTTGACGCAATCACACAAAATAAGATTGTTCGTGGCGCATTTATTGCGCTTGCTGGAGGTGCGTCATTGTCTCTTATTAATTATCTTCAAGTGGTCGAAATAAGTAATCCTGCTCTTGCTTCTTTTGTTGTGTGGATAGCACCAACGCTTGTTAATATTATTAAAGAATGGATGGCTGGTGAAAAAATATGAAGATCTCTCCTCCTGCACAAGGGTTAAAAAACATCATGAAAAAGATGAAAAAAATACAACCCCCTGCAAAAATTGTACGAGAAATTATCAACAAGAAATATAAAAAATAAGTAAAAATATGGAGGCTGGGCAAATGATCTTTGAACAAATTAATGCTCGTTTGTCTGAGTTTTCCATACGAATGGACCGCGGAAATGGAAAGGTGGAAAATCTTATTGGGACAGTTTCTGCGCAAACTGCTGGACTTTCTACGCTAAACAACACCGTACAAAACATTGAACAAAAAATCTCTAACATTGAAAAAGAGGTAAATACAAGACTTGTTGAGATAGAAAAGAAAGTTACTAGAATTGAAACATGGGGAGCAGTCGCAGCGGTTTTTCTTCCGATGATTGTAACGATTGTTTCTAACGTCGTTTTCGGATTCTTTGGCAAAGAATAATATGTATCCAACAAAAGCTACAATTCCACTGGAGATGCTTGCATCAACAAAAAAGATGGCGTGCTATCCAATAGGAGAGATGAGTGGTTTTAAGATGACACAAAGTTTTGGTGTCAATCTTGCTTCTTTTTATTCAGAAATGGGTCTACGAGGACACAATGGAATTGATCTGCGTGCGACTACTGGAACACCAGCATTGTGTATTTTTGATGAGGCAGAAGTGATTGGCGCATGGACAAAGACCACTGCGGGGAATTATGTTGCGTTGGCAACAAATGGACTGACCATCCCAGGATTTGAAGGAAGTTATCGTCTTACTGCATATTATTTTCACCTCGAAGACTTTGTTGTCTCACTTGGTCAAAGAGTAAAAGCTGGTCAAAAAATTGGAACGACGGATAATACTGGAAAATATACTACTGGCCCACATCTCCATCTCGGTCTATATGTTGAAAAATTAGAGAACGGAAAGTGGAAACGAATTGATGAGGATAATGGTTTTGGGGGAGCAGTAGATCCTGAGTATTTTTTCCCAAACAAGGAATATCAAATGTTGCCTGTAGATTATCGCTACGGCCAAAAACAAGACTTTGTAAGTAAAACGCGCGGTGAAATATACAAAAAAATAATCTCTCCTTGGTTACGAGTAAAGTTGGGAAGACGACCAACAGAAAGAGAATTAAATGCTTTTGCGTATGGTGGATGGGATTTTGAAACAGTGAAAAATCCTGCTTTTTTCAGTAAATGGGTCAATATCACAAAACAAGATTTCTTGAAAATGCTTGGTAAACCACAGGGTTTTTAATATGGCAAATGCAAAACGAGATGAAAATTATGTGCCTGTTGTTATGGCGGTAACAGACGATTCCAATCTTACCCCTACCATGCTTGTTGTTGATTCTGTAACAGATAGACTTTTGATAGAGATTGTTGATCTTTCTTCTGGCTCACCTTCTGCTTCCACCACAGCAAAACGAGACGGAAATTATAAAACGACAGCAATGGGAACAACAGATGATGCAAATCTTACTTCCGAAAACTTTATTACTCACAGTGGGTATCTTGGTGTAGATGTTTTAGCAGAATAATATGGCAAATGAAACATTAAAAAGAGATGAGAATAGAGCGACGGTACTTGCTGGTGTTACTGATGACGCAAATCAAGACATTACACTTTTGCGCGTTGATCCGACAACAAAACGTCTAAAAGTGAGCGCAACAGGTATTGGTACAGCAATTACTGTCAAAGATGAAGGGAGCACGATTACAAGTGGTGTTACTTCTTTTGATTTTGTTGGTTCTGGAGTCACTGCAACAAACTCATCGAATGCAGTTACCGTCACAATCCCTGGATCAACAGGAGGGGCAACCACCGCGCTCGACAATCTTGCTTCGGTGGCACTAAACACCGCTCTTTTACCAGCAACAGCGGCAAGTATTGATCATGGATCTGCAACCAAGCCATTTAAGGATATGTATCTTGCGGGTTCTTCTGGAACTCCTGGAACAAATAATTTCAAAATTACAGGTGCTTCAACATCTGGTACTCGAACCGTAACACTACCCGATGCATCTGGTACCGCAACCCTTCTTGGAAATAGCTCTACTGGATCAGGAAATGTTGTTCTTGATACATCGCCAACGCTGGTAACACCGACAATCGGTGTTGCAACTGCGACGAGTGTCAATAAAGTAACAATTACAGCACCAGCCACAAGCGCGACACTCACTATCGCGAACGGGAAAACACTAACAGCAAGTAATTCAATTACCGTTGCGGGGACAGATGGCAAAACGCTTACTGTGAGCAACACACTTGCTCTTGCTGGTTCGGATTCAACAACGATTACTTTTCAAGGTACGGATACATACGTTGGCCGAACGACGACCGACACACTTACAAATAAAACGCTTACTGCACCAAAAATCGCGAACGCTGGTTTTGTTGCTGACGCAAACGGCAACGAACAAATTATTTTTAATACAACAGCTTCTGCTGTAAACGAAATTGCGGTCACAAATGCAGCCACAGGAACAACTGGCCCACTTATTCAATCAAGTGGGGAAACAAATGTTGATCTTCGTCTTTCTGGAAAGGGAACAGGGAAAGTTCACAATATCACTGGAACGTATGATGATATAACTGCAGACTCTGACGGGGCGACAATTACATTTAACATGGCAACATCGAATGTTCATTCTGTCACACTTGGTGGAAACAGAACGCTTGCAGTTTCTAATGTGTCCGCTGGGCAACGTTTTATGTTGCGTCTTTTGCAAGACGGAACTGGTTCACGAACAGTCACATGGTTCACCACCATAAAGTGGGCTGGTGGATCTGCGCCAACTCTTACAACAACCGCGAGTAAAGCGGATCTTGTTGGTTTCTTGTGTACTTCTGCGGGAAATTATGATGGTTTTGTCGTAGGTCAAAATATCTAATATGGCAGTTGTATTTGACGCAAGAACCATTGGTGTTCAAAACTCAAGTGCTAGCACACCACAAACTTTTAGTCATACTTGCACAGGATCAAATAGATTTCTTGCTGTTGCAATTCTATGCGGGAACGCTTCGTCAAAGACTTTTACAGTAACGTATAATAGTGTCTCCTGTACACAAGCAGTCACAAACTTTAATGATGCAAGACAAGCTGTTATTTTCTATCTAGAAAACCCAGCATCTGGTTCTAATACTGTTTCTGTTTCTTGGGACTCTGGAACTTTAGAACTACAAGTTGTTGCTATTTCATATACAGGCGTTAAACAAACATCATCGTTAGATACGACAACAACTGGAACAGCATTATCGGACAACATAACAACTGGTGTTAATAATGCACTTATCATTGATGCAAATGCTTTTCGTGATGCAACAACTATTACTGGTGTAGGTGCTAGTCAAACAAGTAGATTACAAAACTCTGATCCTTCTCCAACTGGAAGCCCCTATGGAGGAATAAGTGACAAAATAGCAACGACAGCAGGATCGTATTCAATGTCATGGACTACGTCTGGCGGAGAAGGAAATAGGAGTCATTCTCTTGCATCTTTTATTCCTGCATCAACACAAGAAACACCATTTCTTCTTTTTCTATGAAATACGAAGAAATTAATACCAAAATTGGCGTCTTGATCTTTCGAGACTTTCCAAGTACTACTGCCCAAACAGCAACAAATTACGGGTATATTTTTACTTCACCGTTTCCGTTTGAGGTTCTTTCTGTGATAGAAAAACACGATATTGCTGGTACGGATGGTGGATCAGTTACTCTTGACGTTCGGAAAGTTCCAAACGGAACTACTCTTGGATCTGGTACGTCAATTTTGAAATCAACATTTAATTTAAAAAGTACTGCAGATACAGCGGTGATAAAACAAGGTGTTGATCTGGGTAGTAATCGTACTTTTAATCCAAAAGACAGTATCTCACTTACAACTTCTGGTACACTTACATCTCTAGAAGGCGTGCAAGTTACTATTTATATCAAACCAACAGGGCGTGGTGATTTTCGATAATATGCCAAAAATTAGTCAAAATAAAGGAGGTGGAGGCGGTCGGATCATTTTTGATGCCGATGATTGGGTTACTGGTCTTGTCCCTAATTTTGCAACATCAAATCTTGCAAATATCAAGGGAAAAGGTCTTGCGTCTTCACGTTCCATGAACCCTTTTAGACAGTTTGGCTATGCCGCCCCAGGTTTCCAACCAACAGACGTTACAAGTGTTTCTGAAGTAACAGATATTTGTAGAAATGGTGTTGTCAATTCAACAAGTGGATATATTGTTACTGCGGGGTCAAAACTACAAAAACTTGATCTTGCAAACTCAAGTCTTACAGCATCTTTTCATACTACAGCTGCACATAGTAGTCATTCTTCTGTTGTTGGGGATGACTGTGTTCTTTATAACTCAAAGGTAAGTGGAACAAATGCTTCTCGTTTTTTTTGGACGTGGGTAGATAATACGGATTGGGATGTTGGAATGTATGATTTTTCATCTTTTGACGATGACTTCATGACAGGAACCGCAACCCTACCAACAGGTACTGGGACAGTGACAACAAACGGCACAACAACACTGACAGGTTCTAGTACTACATTTACTACACAGCTCCGAGTCGGAGATAGAATCAACGTAACAGGTGAGACGGTGCGTTTTATCGCAACCATAACGAGCGATACATCTTTGACAGTTACTTCTGCTTTTTCAACATCAGCTGGTAGTCTTTCTTTTACCTATTTTCCTGTTGGCTCAACGGCAAACATCCCACATCCGATGATTGTTGGGGCAGATGATATTCTCTATATTGGTGATCGCAATTTTGTTCATGCGTTTGATGGACAAACAGGAAGCAATGGCACGTTTTCTCCTGCTGTTCTGACGTTGCCGGAAAACTATAGGATTACTTGTTTTGCAAGAACAGACACAGGACTGATTGTTTGTGCATATCTTGCGAACCCAGGAAGCAGTGGACAAAGTTTTTATTATGGAAGTGCCATCGCTTTTCTTTGGGATTATAACAATCTCGATATTACTCGTTCTTATGATTTAAACGACAACTTTGTATCTGAGATTGTAAACTACAAAGGAACACTCGCGTGTTTTACACAAGGACGTCCTAACGATATACAAACGACAAAAGCATCAGTGCTTCGTATCTTTAATGGTTCTGTTTTTGAGCCAGTCATGGCTTTTGATGCAAATGTGCCGATTAGAGGTGGCGTGGAAGTAATTGGAAATGTTATTTATTGGAACTCGGATGGTAAAATCTATTCGTACGGATCTCCTATTACTGGAACAAATGCCGGACTACATAAATTAGCAGAGGGTCTTGGTACAACATCTGGTCTTCTTCGTTATTTTACGACAACCCAACAATGGGCATCTACTGGGACAACAACTTCTGGTGGATTACAGTTGATGACAACAAATTATTATTTACAAACTTCTTTTTCGACCG